TTAAACCAACCGAAGCACTTCCTGTAACTGTAGATAAGATAATTACAGGAATTGTTATACAATTATTTGAAAATGATAACTGTTTTTCTGTTCTATCGTGTAACCATCTGTAACACGCAGCATAATCAGACCATTTTGCTAGTAGAACTTCTTGCTCTTCTGACCAACCGTTCTGAAACTTCTTCTTATTACCAGATAAATCTTTCGGTGTATTTGTTCCGGATTGATTTGGTGATGTCATCCTACATACTTATTCTATTTTATTTTCTGAAACCACTGTTCCATCGCTTTTAGTTGTAGTGTTGGTTCTAATTCACGAGAACGTTTTATACTTACTTGACTAACCTTCTTATAGTAAGCTTCATCAGTTTTTAGCTTCCTAATCGTATTTACCCATTCTTTAATGTCAGTATAAGATATATATATACCGCAGTAGTCTAATGCTTCTCGTAGACCTTCTGTTGGATTCGCAATAACTGGTATCCCAGAACTAATCGCTTCAACCGCTACTCTCCCCCATGTTTCTTCTTTTGAAGGCATAATTATAATATCTGTCTGCTCATATATAGATTCAATATTTGGTGTAGATGGTAAGTATGTAATATTTTTTATAGTTTTATCCTTTATTTGAGTATTATATGCACCTTCTACACCTAAGAACTCAATATCTGGCATTCGTTTAGCCAACTCTATAAGTATTTTACCTCCTTTATTTGCATTACAGTTAATTAGTGTTACATATTTACGATTAGTTTCTACTTGATAATCTTTCCAGTAAACTGGAGGGAATACTATATGACCATCAAATGCCATATCTTCATAAACTTTCTTAATCCAGAAACTATTATATATTAGATGTATATTCTCCTTAGAATATATTTTACTAAATGCTTCTAAATATTTTCTTTGAATTTCATCATGCATTATAATTATAATAGGTTTCTTCGCAATACTTGCGGTTTTAACTGCCATAAGTGAAAAATGAAAGTGCGTTCCTATAAATTTAGTTTTCTGTATTACATTCTGTATCTGTTTTTTATCGTAAAATGTATATATATAAACACCTTCATACCGTTTAATAGGAAACTTTGGGACTATCACATTTACCGTATACCCTTCTTGTATTAAGTATCTATTAATTGCATGAAGCATCCATTCTCCTCCAGCATTATGAACTGGCGGATAGTTATGAACAATCCATGTAATTGATTTATCATTTATCTTTCTTGATTCATCTTGTTTATAGTTATACGGTATAATTGGCTCATTTAGTATAATATTGTTATACTTTAGTACAAATAATGTTATAGTTAAAATAAGTATGATAAGTAGTAATAAAAATAGTGATTTATATTTAAATAACATAGTGCCCTACTACTATCTCTTATTTTTCTTATGCTTAACACCAGTTTCATATATTCTTGATGCTGCTTCAAGAGTTAGTAGTTTTACATCTAACTCACTCGGAATAGATACAAATATAGGCTTTTTTAACCCTTTCTTTATCATATACTTCCCATAAGGACCTGTCTTAAACTCATAATCACCTAGCGTATATATACTTGAACTATTTTTCCCACTTAATTTTTTTATTAGTGATTCAACTGTATCATTATCTTCAAACTTGATATTCTTCCCATCATATTGAACATAGTAGCCATAAGGTCCTTTCTTTTTAACTAACGGTTTATCTTCATGATGACCTATTATATCGTCTTCTTGACTTACAGGTTTCTTAGTAGACTTTAGAAGAGTATACTTATCTTTATAGGAGTTCCAAGTATCTGAACATACTGTTTTCCACTCTAAAGAACCGTTCTCGACTTCATCTAACTTTAATTCCATCTCTTTTGTAAATTGATAGTCAAATAGATTTGAAAATTCTCGAACACAGAACGTATAAACTTCTTTACCTAGATCGGTAGGCACCAACTTCTTCTTATCCTCTTTTTTACTCCCTTTTTCTTCTGAACGTTTACACGGCAGAATATTAGGTTCAACTATAAGTTTTACACTAGTAACCGGTTTTAAAGTGATATTATCTATCTTTACATATTCTTTATCAATAATAGAAGCAACAAGTGAAGCATATGTTGATGGACGACCAATACCTTTCTTTTCTAATTCACGAACAAGTGTTGCTTCATTATATCTTGATGGTAGAGAAGTATGCTTCTGTTCAGCACTTATTGTAGACCACTGAATCTTCTTATCAACTGCTAACTTCTCAGATGTAACCCATGCTTCTTCTTGTTCTTCTTCCTTTTCGTCTAAATCTGTTTCACTCTGTCCAACAATCTTCCACCCTTGGAAGGTAGTTCTTCTCCAAACCCCTTCGTGAATAAACTCATTTGGATCTCCATCAATTACCCAATGAATACGTCTCTCTTCTCCTTTTGCTGGACTCATAATACTTTGAATCGCTCTCTTATAAATTAAATTATATATCTTAATATCAAGTGGTCCAAAATCACCACCGATAACTTCTGTCGTGAATTTTGTAGGTCTTATACACTCGTGTGCTCCATTTGATAGAGTGGCTTTAGAAGTGTGAGAAACATACTCTTGACCATACTTAGATTCAACTTGTTTTCTTGCTTCTTCTATCGCTTCTTCTGACATAAGTGTAGAATCAGTTCTCATATAGGTAATTAATCCTGCTTCATAGAGTTTCTGCGCTACTTTCATCGTCACTTTAGGATTAGAACCGTATAACGCAGATGCTTCTTGCTGTAACGTCGAGGTAATAAGCGGTAGAGGAGGTTGAAATGTTGTTGGTTTAGTTATACTACTCTTAATAGTAGCAGTTGGTAAATCGTGAATATTTTCTAAGTAGTTTAGTGCATCTTCTTCGCTCTCTAAATGTTCTATCATCTGACCAGTAAAACTCTTTTCCCATAATCCTCTTATAATAAATGATGAAGTATTTACATGATTATTTATCTCATTTTCACGTTCTACAATAATTCTTAAAGCTGGTGTTTGACATCTTCCAGCACTAAGACCTTTTCTTATAGACCATAAGAGTGGAGATATCGTAAAACCGATTAGTAGATCAAGCACTGCTCTCCCTTGTTGTGCGGATACTCGTTTCATATTTATTGTTCTAGGATTCTTTATCGATTTCAATACTGCTTCTTTAGTGATCTCGTGAAATATAATTCTCGGATTTGTCTTCACATCCAACTTTAGCGCTAGAGCAACAGAATAAGATATCATTTCACCTTCACGGTCATCATCACTTGCTAAGAATACTTTAGTTGCTTCTTTACTTGCATCTCTTAATGATTTAATAGTTTTTGATTTGTCAGTCATAAACTCAAATTCTGGTTCAAACCCCTTTTCAATATGTAAGGCTTTTAAATCTTCTACAAGTTTTCTAATATGTCCCATAGAAGCTAAAACTTTCCATCCCGTGCCTAAAAATCCTTGGATTTTAGAACACTTCGCAGGGCTCTCGACTATGACCAGATTCATTCTTACTTTGTAACTATATAAAATATCGTCTCACTTTTTTCAAAATTTTACTAGCTATCTAAATAAGATATTCTAGTCTCTACTAGTAGAATGGAATCTAAGTGTGAAATACTAGATGATAATGAGATTGAAGAACTGGAGAAGAATATTAAACAGTTAAATTTTCGCAGATTTGATATAGCGGAGCTAGAAAAGCGTTTCTCACCTTTTGATAAGACTCAGAAAAAAGAGTTCCCATTCTTATTTCAAAAAAAGGTTAAGAAGATTACTGAACAAAAAATATCACTAAATGATATTATCTCTAATAAAGAAGATGAATCTTTAACACCACCATATTCTCCTTATGTTGATCACTACGATTTAAATGATAAAATAGTTAAAGAAGAAGATGGAAAGAAGTGATATAGCATACTTAATAAACAGTTACCCAAACTACTACTATATCTTAGATCTACATCTAGGTCTTTTACGTCGTTACGCTTCTTCCTGTAAATGGCCTATATACTTTGCCACCGAAGAACCAGAGCATGAAGTAAGCATACTCTTAAAAGAGAAGTATGGTGTAAACATTCTAATCTTAGAAAAAGAAAACTCATCTTTTTTAACATCTAGAAAACGCGCCTTAGAACTTTTACCAGAGAATATCAAGTATGTTATGCCTATGCAAGAAGACTTTTTGCTAGAACGTTATATTGATATAAAATCTATAGAAGAATCTATAGAAATTCTTGATCAAGAAGAGAAGATATTCTGTGTTCGTTATATGCCGTGCCCTGGACCTCATAAAGATAACATAAATTATAGATCTAAGTGGAAGCACATTAGTGATAAAGATACTTATCGTTTCTGTTTTCAAGCATCGTTGTGGAAACGAAATGAGTGTCAAGAATGGTATAGTGCTATCTGTAATGAAGTTACAAAAAGAGGTAGAAAAGAATTAGAATTAAAGATGAATATTGCAGAAAATGAGATAGGTCAAACACTATTCTTATCACTATTTAATAACAAGTCTACTATTGCTTACATTAGAGAGCATAAAGAACCTAACGCAGTTTATATGTCTCCTTGGCCTTATAGACCTACTGCAATTATTAAAGGTGTATTACAACCTTTTGCTGTAGAATTGGGACAACGTGAAGGATTTAAATTATTTAAATTATGAGTATAAAGATTTATACTACTATATAGGGTAGGGATGTCAGGCGTAAAAGGGTCAGATACTTATGAAATAAGTGATTCTAGAATAGTTCTCTCAAATCTTCTTGTTAGAGGTTGTGATTCTTTCACAATTGAAGAGCAGTTCAAAAAAGTTTTAAAAGATAAATATATAGAAGATGCTATTCTTATCGCTTTTATGACACGAAATATTCGCGGAGGTAAGGGAGAACGTGACTTATTTTATACAATGTTTTTAACTCTTTACAAAGAGATGCCTGAACTATCAGTATCTTTACTTGAACTAATACCTCACTATGGATCGTGGCGTGATATATTTGAACTACTTAATTATGAACCTAAGTTAAAGTGTTCTATTCTATCACTGGTTAAGAAACAGATTGAAATTGATGAAGATAGTATGAGTAAACGTAAAGAGATCTCACTGCTCGCAAAGTGGATTCCTCGTGAACGTAATCCTAACGGTAAATACTTTGCTTATAATTTGAGTTCTAAAAATCTTATTCAAGAGCGATATGCTGAGAGTAGAAAACGTATTTCTACTCTAAATAAGTATCTTAAAACAACAGAAATTTCAATGTGTAATAATAGTTGGGATAAGATCGTCCCATCATCGGTGCCAGGTCGTTGTTTAAAAAATAATAGAAAAGCATTTTTGAACTTAAGTCTACAGAATTCTAATCTACGTAAACCAGAAGATACTATTCGTAATAAGTGCCGCGAGAGGTTTCAAGAATATTTTGCTACCAGTAAAAAATCTTTTGATACTTTGTATCCTCACGAGATTATTTGTGAGATTGAGAAATCTTTATCATCTTCTGACCAAGATGAACGTAATATGTTGATTGGTGTTTGGGATGGATTTGTAAGAAAAGCCAAACAGCAAGGTGGTCTAGGTAGATCTATTGCGATGTGCGACTTCAGTGGTTCAATGGCTGGTCTTCCTTTAGAAGTATCAAGAGCACTAGGACTTCTTATTTCTGAAGTTACTACTGATTCATTTAAGAATGGTATTATAACATTTGATTCAACACCAATGCTTGTTAAGATACCAAATTATACTAATATTTTTCAGAAAGTTCAGTGGTTAAATGAACATAGTCAGTATGGACAAGGAGTTAGCACCGACTTTCAGAAAGCAATGGATCTTGTTTTAGAAGTTCTTGTAAAAAATCGTGTGCCTGTTGGTGAAGAACCTGAAAATATTATTGTATTAACTGATATGGCATTTGATAGAGCATATGGTTCTAATGAGATTAGTAAGTATAGTAATAACTCATATACGTATAATGTAAAAAGATCTAATTGGCAAACACATATTGAGATGATTCGTGAAAACTTTAAAAAGATTGGAGAAACGATGTGGGGTATTGGGAAAGGATACAAGGTGCCTCGTATTATAATTTGGAACTTATCATCTGTCTGTAACGATTTTCACGCAAAAGAAGATAGTGAAGGAGTAGTTATGCTATCTGGTTGGTCTCCATCAATGTTTAAAGTTATTGTAGAAAAAGGTATTGTGATTAATTCACCAATTAGTGCTTTAAGATACATCTTAGATGATCCGATGTATAATCTTATTCGTAACCATTTAAAGAAGATTTTATACTAGTATATGGGGAGGAGTAAGGCTTCATACAGCAAAAAAAAAATAATTTTTTTAAGATATAATTATCGGAAGCCTGTTAAATTGACAAGATTATGAGTAAGTTTCTAGACTGAAACACACAGCAATAAAAAATATGATCTAATCCTCTACGGTTAGCAGTCGTTTTTTTTCAAATATAGTAGAACTGTATTTGGAAAAGAACCGAATAAGTTTATAAAGGCGTATTAGAGATTGTTAAGTATAGTGGATTTGTTCCAAGCATATTAATGGTGGTTGTTTCAAAACCAGAACGATTACTAACGTTGGAACCTAGAAGAGGACCTGCTATTTTGTATGCCATCGCATCAATAAGATAGTGATCTAAAAAAATACTCTTGTTAGATAGTGTTAAAAGAGTTGGTGTGTCGAGTTCTAACTTCACTGGTTGGTTAAATGTATTAGATGTTAAGCGAGTATTTGTTGAAACACTATAAGGATATAAACTATTTATAGGCACATACTGTTCTGGAAGAATACTTCTCATCGATTGAATTCTATTTGAGTTATCATAGTATTGAACGTTTGTTGAAAATCTCATATATGTTCTTACTAATAACTCACTTGTATTAGGGAATAGAGAAAAACTAGATATACTTGATGGTGTAGCAACCGTTGGGAACTGGTAGGTTGGTGTATAATCTAAGAATGCTCTTGTTGAACCGTTTGGATTTAAGTAAGGTATAAAATTTGATAAGTTTAGTTGAACAGAACTAAAAACAGTTGTTCCACTATTTACTAGTGTTACCGCAGTATCAGTTGTAGACATATTTTTTAAACCTGAGAGACCAGAATAGAGTAGTGTAGATGTAAATGAAGGATAGGTTGCTATATTCATAAATATAACATTTGATGTTGATGTAGAGAGTGTTAAATCTTTATAAAGAGATGATAGTGTTAAAGTTGTGTTTACAACAGATGATGATACTGTTTGTTGACCGGGCACAGAAATCTTATCAAAGAAGTTTCCCGCGATAGAACTGATCGATGTAAAATCAGTTTGCCCGTTCCCTTTAGCATATAGAACAAATGATGATGGGATATTTTGATTAGAACTATTCTTAAAGTTTAGTGCTCTTAGTGAAAGTAGATCTAGTTCTAAAGTTTTTTTTGAACTAGCACTCGCCATTCTAATCTACTTAGTTTGTAAGATTTTGAATAGTTAAATAATACGATGTGGTAGAATCAAAGAATAGATTTACATTTGAATTACTAAATGAGTTAGGTGTAGTATCACTGGCATTAATAATTCTATGAACAAGAACATATGGATTAAGATAGTTTGAATGAATTGTGTTACCAGAGATATTCAAACGCATAGAAGGAGCAAACATATTTGATGCACTATTATTTATCCCGTATAACCACGTTTGATGAATTGAACTATAAATAGGAGTTGCACCATACTGTAGAAATGATGATACAGTAAATGTTCTAGATACACCGTTTGTATTTATATTTGGAAATAAGATATTTGGGTATATATCAAGAGTTAGCTTAGTTCTACTATTAATAAATGATGAGAAACTATCTAGCTGTGTATTAAGTGTAGAAATATAAAAATCATTATTTGATACAGTAGCATTTAGTGATCCGTTATTCCCTTTATAGGTTATTGATGAATTAAAGATTGTGCTAAAAAAGAATGGTGAATTCATTGAACTTATCGATACAACATTGTTATTACCATTTATAGAAAGTGTATTTGCAGTATTAAAAAATACGTTTAATCGTTGACCAACTGTGGTGCTTAGAGTCGCTAAACTTACGTATCCTATAGAGCCTAATCCTCTAATTGTGGAAGTAAGTTGTGAACTTGATATATAACCAGTAGTGCCTAATCCTCTTACTGTGCTGTATAGAGTAGCAGAACTCACATATCCCGCTGTGCCTAAACCAGTTACTGTTGATCTTAGTTGAGTAGATGATACGTAACCTAGAGTTCCTAAACCAATTAGAGAACTTGTTAAACCACCTGATATGTAACCTAGTGTGCCTAAACCAGTTACTGTTGAATTAAGTTGCGATGTTGAAATATATCCAACGGTGCCTAGATTTTCTATTGTTGAAACATATCCTATGCTACCTAGGCCTGTTACTGTAGATACTAGTTGTGAACTCGATATGTAGTTAGCAGAACCTAAACCCGTAACAGTAGAAGTGAACTGAGAAGTAGGCACAGATCCCGGTGAGATTTGCTGTAAACTGTAAATTTGTGTTGATAAGCTAACAATTGTAGAGGGTAAAATTCCAATATTACGTGATAAAGACGATAAGTTGTAGATACTATTCTGCCAACTTATATTTCCAATACCATCGGTGCTAAGAACAAAGTTTGTTGATATAGGAAAGTTTGTGTTAGGATTAATTGCTAATAAACTTCTAAAAATGGTGGTATCCATTGCGCTCTAGAATATGAAAAGAATCATTGCTCATAGTAAGTAGCGAACATGGTTGGAAATGGAGGATTATTACAGTTAGTCGCAGTTGGAAAACAAGATGTTTTTTTAACCGGAAATCCTCAAATTACTTGGTTTAAAATGGTATATCGTCGTTATACAAATTTCGCAATAGAGTCACAAGCAATGTTCTTTGATGGTGATCCAGACTTTGGAAAACGTTTATCGTGTTTGGTGCCACGAAGAGGTGACTTGTTAGGACCATTAGTTTTAGAAGTAACTCTTCCTGCCCTCACTCTTACTAATGGAACACCAGTATCATACACAAACTCTATAGGTCATGCTCTAATTGAATCAGTAACTCTGGAAATTGGAGAACAAGAAATTGACACGCAGACGGGCGAATGGATGGAAATCTGGTCTAAAATGACCACAAGCGCATCAGTAAGAGATGGATTTAATGATATGATTGGAACATATGATGGATATACCACGCCACAGAATTTTGGACCGTTAAAACTCTATATCCCTTTACGGTTCTGGTTCTGTAAGAATCCTGGCCTTGCTCTACCTCTTCTTGCTTTACAGTATCATCC